ATGCGCTTAGGCATCATTAACCAGAAAGGATAAGGCAATGGGAAATAGAGCAACCATCGAGGTGCGTGACCACGCGGGCAGCGCGCCCGCTTGTGTATATCTGCACTGGCACGGGGATCCCGAGGAAGTGATCGAGGCCGTCAAAGCGGCAGCGCCACGCATGCGCAAGACAGATGCGAGCTATGCAATGGCGCGTTTGTTTGGATACTATCACAACTTGATCGATGGCGGGCTATCGCTTGGCGTGGTCGGCAAAGATGAGATCGAGGGATGGTTCACGGACAACGGGCATTATGTGGTCGACATGGCCGAGGGCACCATCGAGCAAGGCGGCGTGGCCTTGGCCGAGGGCATAGAGTTCGGACAGTTCTAAATACAACCACGCCCCTGGCGCTGCGATATCTGAGGTCTTCGCGCCAGGGGCTTTGCACCAGAAAGGATAGGACAATGACTAGCTATGTTCAGTTCACAAAAGCGACCGAGGTCGAGACCATCGAGCGCCTGCGCAACTCTCGCAACGGCAACCCACGCTTCCGCGTCCAATTCAAGAACGGGATCGAGGGTGTCACGAAAACAGACGCGGGATGGGCCTACGCTATCCATGATGGGATGAAAGAGGTTACCGTTAAGTTTCATTTCACACCCAAGGGCAAATGCATCATCGATGATATGCTTGAAGGCACCTACACCAACTGAGGGAGACAAGCCATGACCACGACACTTGAAACCAAATATGACACGCGCCACGGCGGACCCTACGATCGCGGCGGCGCTGACTTCTACTACGGGCGGCCCTTCGATCCGCACTACTTCGAGGCGGGCACCTACACAAGCCCGAAGATCACAGCTCTAAGCCCTGCCGAAGTCGAGGCATACCGCGCGGGATATGACGCGGCGGCCAAGGATGGCGCAAGGAAGGAATGGTGATCGGACCCAACCAATAACAAAAGAGGCGGCGCGCAGGGCGCAGCGCCGCCTCCGCCAGATCATAACAGCAAAGAGCCAACGCGCAGGACGCAGGGCTTTTTCCTATTGTGTTCTGGTCACATATCGGGCACAATAACAGCAGGGCAACTTCGCCCTTTTAATGAGGAAAAATTAGATATGAAACACGCAATCATCTACAACGGGCCAAGCTTATTGGATGATCAACCAATTGTGGTCATCGCCACCTATTCCAAGCGCAACAGCAAGACGGGCCACGTGGTGCAGACCTATATTCTGCGAGAGGATATCAACCCCCTTGAAGCAAGCAAAACGGGCGCAGATTATAGCATCTGCGGCGATTGCCCTATGCGTGGCGAGGTCACGACAGACCCAAACCGCAAGCAAGCAAAAGGGCGCCGCTGCTATGTCAACTTGGGGCAGGGCGTGCTGATCACGTGGCGCGCATACAAGCGCGGCGTTTATGCAGAAGGATCCGCGCGCGACATGGGGCGCGGGCGCTTCGTGCGTGTCGGAACCTACGGAGACCCCGCCGCCGTCCCCTCGCACGTGTGGGACGAGCTACTGAGCGAGTGCGAGACCTGGACAGCTTACACGCACCAGAACAGCCTTACCAAAGCATGGCGCCCCGACATCGCTATGCAATCGGTTGATGACGAGTTCTCTGCGCGTATGCAGTGGTCATTCGGGCGCCGCACGTTCCGCGTTATCACGGACCTAGGCCAACTGATACCCGAACAAGAGGCCCTCTGCCCCGCATCAAAAGAGGCAGGCCGCCGCGTGCAATGCACCGCTTGCAAACTCTGCAAAGGCGGCACGCTTGCCAAATCAATCGCAATTGTGGAGCATTAATCATGGAACACATGACAGAATATCAGAAGCTTGATTGGATTCACTTTGCAATCCAAGAGGCCATGAACGGGAACCTTGGAGAACTAGAGCAAGCACTAGAACTCTTGGAGGTTCTGCGAGAGAAAGCCAACTGAATTGCCATGCCGCGCGGTCCACTGCCCTTTCACGCGCGGCCAACTCGCCCAAGGCCCTCGTGCCTTGGGCCTTTTTCTCACATCATTGCAAAGAGGCAACGCGCAGGGCGCAGGGCGCAGGGCGCAGGGCTCACGCACCCAAAAGCTTCGAGTAATGAGCCCGAACCGCAGGGCCAAGAGCCTCGAGCCAAGCCGCAGGGCCCTCGAACACCGATCCTTGCACCTCGGTTATCGGTTTTTCTTGAAGATCAGGACCTTTATCCCCCAAAAACGAATAAATAAGGGAGGAGGAGGGGGCCTTTACCAAGAAAAACGAGAGCCCACCTTTGGCGTGATAAGAAAAATTAAAGGCGATCTGATGAGGAGATAAGAAAACCCTATTGGATTTTGTCGAAATCTTTAGTTCGATCCAGACAGGAAAACCATCCACCAAAAGGTGGACATCAGGGATGCCGCCGCCGCTCCTGTTTTCAATCCTCGTTGGGTGGTAGGTCTTCGGCATCTGCTTCTTCAACGTCTGCCAAAAGCGCGCCTCTGGTCCTGTCGCCATTCGGTGTCACGTCCTTCATCGTTGGCTTGTCTTCGATCTGGAAAGCGTTGGGATATTTCTGTTGCAGCGCAGCCAAACGCCCGACGATCTCGTCCCTCGACATCTGGTCTAAGCTGTTGACTTGTTCCCGCCTGTCGATGGTCAAGCCACCCATGGCAGAGCGGATTTTCTCTGCGTTGATTGCTGCTGAGAACTGCCCCGCTTCCTCTGCCCCGAGCGAGAGTTTGTGCAGGCGCTCAAGCTGACCGATCATGGTCACCCCATACTTGCGCTCGCGTTCTTCCCGCAGTTCTTGCAGATACTCCACCACGTGGGGATGGTCCCGCCCGTTCAAAAGTTTGGAGGCATACTGATAGGCTGTCTCTTTGGTGTAGCCTGCGCGCCTTGCGCATTCAGCGTTGGAGTAGATACCCTCCGAAACCAACTTACAAAAAGTCTTCTGACGCTCAGTCAACTTGCGTGTCATCTGCATCCTGTCCTTTCAAGATGTTGTTGTTTGCAACATACAACAGGCAGGCCCACGCCTTCAAGCGACTTTCCTATAAAGGGGTTTTCCAGATAGTTCGAATAAATCCAAAACAAAAAATCGCTTTCGCGGTGCAGACTCAACTCCTCGTAACATTCGTTAAAATTGGTTACGAGCCATTTGTAACCAATCCTAAAAATAAAATCTTTTAAAAACAATTCACTGCAAGTAAAAGTTCTTCCTCGTCTCATCCGTTACGCGGAAATCGTAGTCCGAGTCAAAACGATTCGAACTATCTGGCGGGAGACTATATAGAAAAGTCAGGATCAGCACCCCTAAGCCCCTGTAAACACAACAAAAAACCTCGTAACAGTACTCGTTACGAGGCCCCGCCCATTTTGTAACGGCGTGACGAATCAGTCTGGGATTTTGCTTTGAAAGCCAGACATTTATACAGAACCGAGGTCCAAGGTGCAAGGACCAATTCTCCACAACCCACACTCTTGACTATGTTATGGGTGTGACTATATTAGTGTGACACACAACAAAGGAGACTTGATGTGACTGACATTATTTTGGAGAACAACGTACCTCTGCCAGATGGGCATAGGAAAAAGACCCTCAAGAACAACTATCGATACGAGGTGTTCGACACGATGGACGTGGGCCAAAGTTTTATGGTTGAGGGTGATGCGGAGAAGCTGAAGAGTTTTCGTGCTGTTGTTCGCGCTCGCAATATGCGGATGAAAGGACAGGCGAAGTTCTTCTGGGATTATACTGATCCATCCAAGTCTGCGATCCGCGTCTGGCGTATTGAGTAAGAAGAGCCAAGGTCCGAGAGCCGTGTATCTTGGGCCTTGACACACCATGATATCTACGAGTAATCTACAAGCACGATACAAGTAACACGAAGGAGAAGGCAATGTTTGAAGTTCAGCATCGTATGTTTGGTGATCACTGGGAAAACGTCTGGTCCCATTGGGATATGGACGGGGACGGTGAGCCTTGGGAAAAGCGCGGCGATGGCGCGCCTATGTATTTTGACACGCGGGATGATGCTCTTTGTGAGTTGGCTATGTTCTTTGAGGATGTAAAGGACGCTGTTCGGTTGGGGGATATGCCCGAGGACCACGGTTATCGGCGCGAGGATTTCCGCATCGTGTACATTGAGCCAATGGCGGAGGCGGTGTGATGTTCAACCATATGTATGACTTTGCATTCTCTGTTCGTTCGGAACGTGAGGATGCCTCTGACGTAACCCCTCAGATGCTGAAGGCTGCTTTGCTTATGCGTATTCATGCGATGCATGATGACGAGTGGATTGAGGCTGCGGGTCTGTGTGACACGTATGAAGAGGAGGCGGTGTGATGACCAAGAAGTTTTATGTTGCTGCCCGTATTCAACAGGTTCTGAGCGCTGTGGTTGAGGTCCCAGATGACTGGACTGAGGCGGAGGTGCGCGCGTGGTACGAGAGCGAAGGCGCGCAGGGCGAGTTCAGCGTGGACTATGAGGAGTGGGTTTGGGACTGGGATTTCTGCACTGAGGCGGACGACAGCGTCCCTGCGAACATGATCATAGAACCGAAGGAGCAAGTATCATGAAAGTAGTTTTAATCCGCGAGGACAAGAACTGGTGGGATGCGGAGCCGCGTATCTCGGAGCATGTGATCGAGGCTGATACGGCTGACGCTGCGTATGCGATTGCGTTTCGTCAGTTCTTCAACCGCACGAAATACTGCAACGGCACGAGGATCAAGTTCCAAGATGCGAGTCACAACGCGCCATACAAGGCGTGGGTTAGTGACGTGAACAATTACGCGAGTAACGGCGGGGATATGTGGTGATGATTAATATTGTTTGCCAACAGTGCGGCAGTGATGAGGTTTTCATTGATGCCTATGCGCAGTGGAGTGTCGAGGCACAGGATTGGGAACTGTGTTCTACGTATGACCATGCTTGGTGCGCCATCTGCGATGGTGAAACCACGCCTGTGGAGAAGGAGATTAAGGAATGAAAGTACAAGCAACATTCTACAAGCATCAGGAGTGGGATTGGGAGGGCGAGGTGCCTGACGATCTCAAGGATGAAAATGAAATACGTTTTTGGCTCGACAGCCAAGGCCGTGAGGCGGACTGGGAATTGGCGAGCGAGTATATGGAAGACGGCCCCATCTATTTTGACCAAGGAGCAAGGACCATGAAGATTTACGCAGAGGCACAGCGCACGCAGGTCATGGGATGGTATGGCGAAGCGCCTGACGGATTGTCTGACGAGGAGTTGCAGAAATGGGTCTATGACAATGACAACACGCCTGACCATGAATGGGAAGTGATCAGCGAGATGTGGGACGAAACCCCTACGATCGAGCGTGAGTCCAAGGACCAAGAGCCGAGGTGGATACGCACGAAGGTCATGTCCATGGCGCTGTTAGCATTCAGTGTTGGTGAGTGTGATGTGTTTATTGAGGGTGAGTACGAGGAGTTGCGGGGACCTTTGTCCCATGAGATCGACATCCTTCGGGCTGAGGGACAGACGTTTGTTATACAGGAGAAGATGTGATGGAAAAGATTATGAGTGAGGAGGAGTTGATCCATCTGATCCGCGACAATCTGACTGCGTGGGCTATGGAAGAGTCCCAAGGAAACAAGGACAGTTTTATCAACCGCTACGAGGAGACGGTGGAAACCTTCCTCGAAGCACTACAGGAGAAGATGTAATGTACGTACTTTGTATCACTTATTGTTTGGTTTCGCATAGCGGTGACTCTGTCAGCGGCGAAGAGACCACCTACATGGAGAGCAATACTATTGCGGGAAGCGTGGAGAACCTAATTCGTTTCATTACCGCAGACCATCCGTATGGTCAGACACTTCAGATCATGGACTGGTCCATTGCTGAGGTGATTTATACACAATCGGATTGTATCGATGAGTAAGATCGGAGCCGAGGTGCAGCGTCTGATGGGCATCTCTGTATATACGGAATGCCCTGAGTGCGGCGGCGCGGGTGAGTATGAGGTGGATGTGCCTATGCCCCACAACGCAGGCCGTGACATTGGATATCTCGACAGCGAGTGGGTCACGTGTGAGGAATGCGATGGTGCGGGTGAGGTAGAAAAAACCTGCACTGAATGCGGCGAGGTCATGAGCGCGTGGGACATAGAGTTCAAGGATGACGAGACAGTTTGCGAGGAGTGCAGGATCAATGGAGTTTAGGACAGCGAAAGACATCACGAAGGAAGACATCGAGTGGGCCTTGGACGAGGCGTTCGAGGTGATCATGGAAAAAATTGTGAAGGAGAGAATCGATGCTCGGAATGCTCGTTCTCGTAAGCGCACTAGCGATTGATGGCGACACGCTGCGCGCTGACGAAATGCGGATCAGACTCTGGGGCATTGACGCCCCAGAAATGTCCGAGGTCCAAGGACCGAGGAGCAAGGCTGTCCTACAAAACATCGTGGACAGAGCAGGCCAGTTGACCTGTTACGAGATGGGCAGGGATCGGTATGGACGGATCGTTGCTCGATGCGTAGGGCCGCAAGGCTATGACATTGGATGCACTATGATTGCGGCCCGTGCTGCTGAGGAATGGCAGGCATACAGCCGTGGATATTATGGAGAGTGTGATGATTAAACCCCTGACAACAATGATTGTGGATGGCCTGACTTGGTATTCAGAGGATGACTGGAAGGCCCTTGT